CTTACATCCTCACCAAGCGATTTTACCTGCTCGGCCAGGACCAAGATAGCCTTATTCTGTTCGTCGTGGTTATCGAGCCTTTTATTGGCCGATGTCTTGAATTCATGCAAATTCTCGATGTCTTTCTCCAAAATCGTGAGACGATTCTCCTGCTTCGTTGCTTTATCTTTCATCGAAAAATAAAGACCGATAACAGGAATTAGAGAGAGAAAGATTTGCAAGATTAGTCGTTCATATCCTGGCATAAGCACCCCTATTCTTTCCCTTCAAATTTCCAAGCGACACCAGTTCCGTTTTGTTCCAGGGTGCCGTTCGTCACAAATGCGCTGACAGGTTCGCCGTTGTATGTGAATTCTTTGTTAAGCTGCACTAGGATGCGCTTGCCTTCGCCGTTAACCTCCACATGTTCAGGATCTTCAATGGTAATCAGGTCATGTGGTAAGTAGGTCTTCCCAATCTCGGCCGGTTGAATTAACTCAACCAACTCTTTGTAGGTCGTTCCGTATTCGATGTTCTTGCTCATGACAGAGTTTAACACAAGAACATGAATGACCTTCTGGTTCACCTTGGCATTCTCTTCAGTTTGCTTGATGACTTGAGCAAGTCTGTCCTGTTCGCTCTTGTTGTGCGCAATCTGCTGTTCAGCTTGTTCAAGCTGCGCCTGTGTTTTGACAATGGCACTTCCTGGATCTAGCTCAGCTTTTAAGATATCCAGCACAGCTTGAATCAAGACGTCTTCTGGTTCGTTTGTACGATCTCCAGTGAATGATCGTGAGTTAGTGCTGTAGCGATTTCCTTCTGATAATTGAATTTCTACCACGGTCTCAACATTAGAACCAGAAATTCTTAAGTACGGTTTTGTTGATAGATTATACCCATTGATTGCCATGTTTATTCTCCTTCTGCTGGTTTAGTTTGTTCATCAATCAGAGCTTCCAGCTCATCCACTCGTTCTTGAAGTCTTTTATTCTCTGCCCTTTGCTCTTTCAACTGAATGCTCAAGAGATTACTTGTAATCATCGAATTTGTTGAAGCTGTTGACATTTCACTAATTGTCATTTGTAAAGCTTGGTTAAGCTGTTCTGCGTTCATTTTCTAAGTTCTCCAATCTTTGTGTAAGTTTTTTATTTTCAAGAGCAAGTTCCTGAATTGCTTTGAGTGCGATATTAGTTAATCTGAGATTGTCCAGATTCAACGTATCTCCGTTTTCGTAAACAAGTGTAGGATCTACCTCTTGAACTTCCTGCGCAATCAAACCAATCTTTGTGTGTGCTTGTTGTGGTCTATCCTCTTGCTTCTTCCAGTCATATTCCTTAAACTGGAATTGATGGATATAATCAAGAGCCTTATGCTTGCAATCAACGATATTGTCTTTCAGACGTCTGTCTGAGAAATGCTTATTAATAACTGACCACAGGCTATATGCTGTGCTGTTATAACTATAATAAATGTCATTACTTGAACCACCAAAACTCAAATATACATTGTCAGAGTTCCATAACCCAATAGTACCGGTTGTTCCACCGTCAATCCTTCCGTTTCCTGTCTTGAGCCAGCCGATTCCTTTTGCTTTAATGTATCCTCTCACTGTCAGTAGGAATTCATCACTATCACTTGCGTAACCGCCAGTAGTAAAATCGGAGTCCTTGTAAATGAAAAGGCCATAAGGAACATCTTCGCCGCGACCGTAAGAACCAATGAACTGCACTCCTAACCCATCTTTAGTATTATGGCTTCGTGGTACATTAATCTGTAAACCGCCATTTGTAGTATCGAATGAGCCATAAGAACCTAGTTGGATTTTAGTGTGTCCTGTTAAGGTTCCACCATAGATGTTTGAACCTGTAATGGTCCCACCGTAAATCCTATCACCACTCAAAACACCTGACTGAACCTGACTTGCATCTATCGTGATACTTTTAACTCTGTTAATGAAGGCTTGCTTGGCAAATAGCTGACTTAAGTAGGCTTCATTTGCCACCAGTTTGTTAAAGAAAGCCTGGTCAACTCTCAACTTGTCAGCGGTTACTGCTTCAGCATCTAAAATTGTAGTCGTGACTGATCCTGCTTCAAAATTAGCGGTTTTAAGCTTGTCTATCATAGCAGATTTAATGACTGCATTATCAATCAAGGTTTCTCCAGTGATATGAGTAGCTTTACCAGAGATACGATTTTGACCATTTGAACCAAGATTGATTCCAGAAATGATATCCCCAGCTGAATTGATGTTCTGAACGGCCCAGGAGCCAGCGAGCTGAGTCATTTTTGTTTGAGTTGCTTCAAGAGTCTTGTCTGTCTCCATCGTCGCGTCTTCAGGAGCTGGTTGCCATTTGCGGTCAGTTGTACCTTCGTAAAAATCAAGCTCGCTCATGAACAGACCACCCCATTTATTAGGGTTGTTGCGGTCATATTCAAATTGTAGATAGCATTCATCAAATTCACCGACATTGAATGTAATGGACTTTTTGACCGTTTTCGTATTATCAAAAACGGGTCCGTTAACCCATCGAGGCTCACCACCAAAAATCAGTAACCTCTGTTGATAATCAAGATTAGAGCCTTTTACACGCTTACTAATATAAACATTGAAATATTTTGAGTTATTGTCGAAACCTAAAATATTCAACGTATAATCAGTATTTCGCTTGACAATGAACCGTGGGCTTTTAACGACGGCTCCTGGTCGCAGTTCAAACATGCGCTTTTGACCGTTGAAATAGAAGCCGTGCGATGTAAAACCTAAACGACCATTCGCCTCAGACCAGTATTTCAGACCGTCATCCGCTCTCGAATTTCGGAGCATGTTCGGGCCACCAACGTTGGCATATTTCCCAACCTCAACTTGAAAAAGTCGATTGGTCAGAGTCATTCGAGCGACCTTCTCAGCGATATCAGACTCGCTACTACCAATAATACGCTCGTACAACTTACTAGTCTCTTGTACACGTTGGAAATCGAGCAAGTTAGCCTTGTTGTCCAGTTGAGTTGTAATGCTCTCAAATCGCTGCGTGAAGCCCTCTGCGGTCTTTTGAAACTCCGTCCTGGTCGCTAAAATATCGCTCTTCGTATCAGAGCCTAACTTAGTGAATGACTCAGTCAGACCTTTGATATCTTCTTTGGTGGACCTACGAAACTCAGCATGGTCAAGCCTGAACTTCTTGAGTTTGTCATTAAAACCGTCTATTTCAGCAAGATTTGCTTTAAATCCATCCAGAAACGACTCTTTTGCTTTCTCAATCCCGTCTTTTGCTTGTTCACTGATGCGTTTTGCTTCTTCAGCAAGTGAGGTGCTAGCACCCGCTTTCGTCAAGGCTTCGTCCGCTTTTTGCTTAGCTTCACGCAGACCTGTGCTGCCAAAATCTCTGAAACGCTGGTCAATTGTCTCTGTCAGACTTTGCTTGACCTCTTCTGCTTTGACTTTGGCCAGTTCAATACCGTCAGAAATTTCCTGTCTAAGCAATCCAGCCTTATGATCAAAATATAAGTCAGCGTTTTGAAGAGCCCTTTCAAGGGCGATTTCTTGTGCGGTTCCTGTCACACCAATGATTGCATCAGCTGCGCTAGATAAACCGCCAGAAGCTCTAAAACCGCCAGTTCCTGCCTTATTGTCGAAAGTTAGAGAGATGTACTCTTCTTTCAAGGCATCGAACTCATAAGCAATAGCTTTCTTAAATACATCGACATTGTGTTTACGACTCTTGAGGTTCACCGTATCTCCCATGTGAACTACTTGACCATCAAGTTCATAAGCCTCAATCTTGACAGCATCAGAGACCTTGTCAATGCCTTCATTTGAGAACTTAGCCTGTGCCCACTTCTGCAATTCTTCAATGGTCTTGGCATTGTTGTTCTCATACTCTTTTTCATTAATATAAGGGTATGAGTTAATAAGAGGACTATCAACAGTCACTCTGATAGTCGTTTCCTTTTCAGCGCCTTCAGGCTTAAACGTCGATTTAGCATGGATTCTTGTTACAACATTCTGACTGTTTTTGGTTCGTTGGTAATCCTTCAGATTTTTGTGCGTTGTAATAACAACACCACGATTCTCCCCACGACTCTTCTTTACAGTCATCGCAAAGTTATCACGAACCAGCTCGCCTTCCCATGTACCAACTATACTGTGCTTACCGTCCAGCAATACAGAGTACAGGGTTTCTGTCTCAGTCGTGTTGAATGTCCTACGGTCCTGAATATCACTGTTGAAAGAAAAATCTCCCAAGGCAGTTTTGGTATTTTGAACCATACGAGAAAGAGCCATACTACAGCTCTGACTAGTTACGCTCACCGGTGTGATAGACCGTTGCATCACATCATCTGAAATATGATAAGCCATGATTTCCAGATGATCATTGTTCTCAACAGGTTTCTTGATTCGAAATAGCTGCGCACCAAGAACAGGAGTCGGCGCTTTTATCAACATATCCTCTTGGATGAGCTGATAAATACCAGAGTCAGAAATAGGATATTTCACAGTTAGGGTGAAATCGCCATTCATGGTTTCTTTCACAATCGCCGAAGTCGCTTCATGAAGTGGCTCCCCGTTCCACCGAACGGTTCTCACATCTTTATCAAGTAAATAAAGCAATTATGCCCACCCCCAAACCGTTTCGATTTCAATCGATTGAATACCTGGGCCCAAAACAACCCCAACATTCCTAAGTTTCGCTGGATCAACTGTGATAAAATCCCCTGACCATTTCACTGGCTTCCCTGTTGTTGTTTTGAAGCTAGGATTGTCAGGATTATTGACCATCACAAGCGATTCTGATAGCTTTTCAAGACGAATGACCTGACCAGCGATTGTAAACGAAGTCTCAGCAGCGCTCTGGCCAACGATTGTAATTTTAGGAAAAGCAAGAGCAGAACCTTGAACGGTCAAAGTCCCACTTCTTGTCAATCTCTGTGTATCGGTGCCTTTGAAGTATTTTGTAGGGTGGCAAGTGAAAGTTGCTTTGGTCATGTAAAGACCAGTTTGCACTTCTTCAAGGTCACTCACATTGACCTTATAGCACCAAAGACGAGTTGTTTTGACTCGCTCGCTCTCTAGCCAGAACTTCTCACGAATAAACAGACTCATAAATTGATTCATCTGTTCTTCAGTAGGTTTGACTAAGTAAATGGTATAAGTTTTCTTGACTAGTTCCCTGTGCTTGTTCGTCTGAACAATTGCTCCACTGATACCACCATGCTCCAAAAGGGCTGTCTTGCTCTCTCCCAAAGCGATTGAGGGAGAATCATGGACAATGACCTTAAAAGGAAAAGACGATGTCCTCACACCGTCAATCACAAGCTCATTATGCTTTATCATGCAAACCCTCCTCTCAATTGTGTTTTACGTTGCAATTCGTCAGCAATCCTCTGCGCTACCTCATCAGCAATCCGTATAATGTCAGCTTCTTCTCTGACGGTATTGCCAGTGATAGTGATATTGATTGTCGGTGAAGTTCCACCCATTGTCTGAGCAATACCTCGACCGATAGCACCAAGTGTCTTGTCATTGAGCGGTAATACTGCTTCATTCCCAGCTTCACCACCAACCATCATGTTATTTCCATTCATTCCAAAGATGGTTGGTTTCGTCATGATACCGCCTTTGGCATACCATTCGATGCTGATACTTGGAACACCTTGACTCAACCAATCTAGTGGATTTGCTGAACCGCTAACAGAGAAGTGGGGTAGTGGGATATGTGGCCAACTAATGCTGAAGTTGAACAATCCTTTGATGGTATTGATAGCTGTACTGACGAGGTCTTTCGCCCCGTTGATAGCACTACCAATAGAATTTTTAATCCCATTCCACACGCTTGATACCGTGCTTGAAATGCCGTTCAGTACGCTTGATACTGTTCCTGAAATGCCGTTCCATACACTTGAAATTGTGCTTGAAATAGCATTCAAAGTATTTGATATAAATGACTGTATCGCTGAAAAGATGGTTTGAGCCACGCTTTGGATTCCTTGCCATACAGTAGAGAATACTCCCTTGATGCTTTCCCAAGCCCCTGACCAGTCACCAGTAATAATTTGCATGATCGTTTGGATAATGCCAAGAACCACGTTTATCGCAGTCTCAACAACTGTCTTGATAATTTCCCAAGCGGTCGTGATGACCAGTTGAATATTATCCCAAGTGGCTTGAATGAGTGGGCCTAGATAGGTCATGACTGTGTCTATAACTGCTGAAATGGCGTTCCAGACAGTCTCAGCACTTGTCCTGATAAGTTCCTGGTTCTCTGTCCACCAATCGACAACCGTACCAAATACACTCATGACAAAACTAGAAATCTCTGATACGACTGCATTGATAACTTCAAGAATCGCATTCCAAACGATCGTGACCGCATCTCGAAAACCTTCGTTAGTTTCCCAGAGATATTTTAAAGCAATTACTACTCCTGCAACAGCAGCAGCAATCGCTAAAGCTGTCCCAATAATTGGGAGAGCAGCTGTAATCATTGCACCAATCGAAATTTCCAAAGCAGTTGCAGCCGCTTGTAGTGTTAAAAATATAGGGGTAATTATACCTACAATAGCCACGACAGTACCCATAACCACTACAAACTCTTTAATTGGTCCAGGTAAACTGCTAAACCATTCAGCAAGCCCCTTTACGATATTTCCTAACATTTCAAAAACAGGAGCTAAGACTTCTGCAATTGCAGCACCTAGTTCAGACATGGCCAAAGTAGCTGAATTTTGAGCTGTCTTAAATTTGTCAATAGGATCAAGCGTAGATTCGTATGTTGAAGATACTAGTCCTGCTGATACTTGGGATGTATAGCCTAATTCTTCAAAACTTAGTGCTCCACGTTTGATTGCGTCAACCATTTGAGGAGCTTTTTTTGCTCCAAAAATTTCCATCGCAGTGCTAAGAGCTTCTGTCTCGCTCTTACTATTTTTGATAGAATCAATGGTTTCTTTCAACCCCTCTGTCATAGATTTGCCTTTTTTGGCATAAGCTCCCGCAGCCTTTATCAAGCCTGATAATGCGGCAGATGAATCAACACCATGTTGTTCCAATTGGCCAATAAGAGTTACTGCTTCTTCAAAACTTAGACCTAGTAACTTAATTTGAGGTGCACCGTCAGTTGCCTTTTTCATCAGGTCATCTACCGAAACACCTGTAGCTTGAGCCACGAAGGTAGTCGAATCTAAAACAGCAGATAAATTTTCGACAGACAATCCATAAGCTTCCAATGCTTGTTTTGATTGTATGGTCGCATTAGTTACATCTGAACCATTTATTTCTGAAAATTTGATAATGTCCTCTGAAGCATTTTTCAATGCTTCTCCGGTCAATTGAAATTGTGTGTTGACTTCTCCCACGGCATTTCCGACAGTTGAGAAGTCCGTTGGTAACTCTGTCGCAATATCATTTGCGATTTTTTGCATGCCTTCAAGTGCTTCACCACCAGCACCAGTTTTTGTGACGATGGTATCCATACCTTCATCTACTTGACGAAAGGCTTCAAGAGCACTCTTCCCGAAATCAACCAATTTTTGACTGATATCTGATAGTTTTTCAGAAAATTGATTGAGCAATTCAGCTTTTAAGAGATTGTTTGTTTCGCTTAAGGTTCCGCTCGCTTGTTTGCCAGCGTTCCCAAGGTTACTCATCTCTTGAGAAAGATTCGAGTAAGCTGTTTTAGCTTGATTCAACTGCGTTTCCATCTTATTGGCTTCAGCTGAATTTTCACCATACTCTTGCTTTGTAAGAGCCAATTGCTTTTCTAGATTTTCAATCTGCCGAGCAACAATATCAGATTGAGCTCCAATTCTTTTCTCAGCAAGTGCCAACTTGTCAGCTTCACTTGCATTAGCTCCTAGCTGACTTTCTTGCAATTTGAATGAACTGACTACTCTTTCATTCTCGCTAGCCAGTTGCTTCTGCTCGTTTTGCAACTCTTTTAATTGGTTCTTGTTGTTCTGAGTAGCACTCCCGTTCTCAGCAAGTGCTTGGTTCACACTTGCAAGCTTACCCTCATATCCTTTTAGGACGTTTTGCGTAACTTCGACTTCACGTTGAAAAGCACGGTACTGATCAGCACCGATATTCCCATTTTTGAACTGTTGCTCCACCTGAGACTGAGCTTGTCTCAAGGTTTCCAGTTTCTCCTTAGTCGTCGCAACTTGCTTTTGTAAGACCTCTTGTTTCTGAGTCAAGAGCGTTACGTTCCCTGTATCAAACTTTAAGGCCTTGTCAATCTGTTTCAACTCCTGACTTGCATCAGTAGCAGCCTTATTGACATTTTTCAGCGCCTTCTGTAAGGGTTGCGTGTCCCCATCAATTTCAATTTTGATACCCTTGATATTTCCTGCCATATTTCCTCCTTTCTCGAAAAATGGAAAAGCGCTGAGAGAACTTCTACCACTGATAATGCAGTCAGACCACTGAACTTGGTCTCAGAATCGCTCTCTCAGCACTCATTTTTTCTTTAAAAACTGTCAAAATCAGCTTGCGTGGCCTTCCGTTCGCCACCTTTGCCCTCGCTCCGTAAATTCACATAATCCGTCTGATAATCCAGAGCCATTCCGATTGAGATGTGCTTTAGATCATCGATAGACAACCCAGTTTCTTTACAGCAGGACAGGTAAGACTCTACTGTGAAGATTTCTTCGCTAGCTGATTCTGACTCATCTGGTGCTTTTTTGTCGTCACGCTCGCATTCAGCATTTCCATCAGCACGGGCCCAACTTCCTGAATCGGGAAAACTTCCATTTCCATAAAGAATTGTTCATAAGGCTTGATCTGAGGATTTGCTATTTTAGCGAAAACCCAAAAAAGACGGTAAAAGAAGGTCATATCAAATTCTTCCAACATTGAAATATCAATGTCAGTAGCTTTCAATTCCTTGTCGCCTTCCAGTTTACTCAATGCATTCATGAGTGATTGATTTTTCGACATCGAGAACATCTCTTGAAAAAAATCTTTCCCAAATTGCTGCTTATAAGCGAGAGGAGCAAAGGCATTTGTGCCTAACTCATACTCCTGATCACCAACCAAAACGATTTTACGCATAGATCTTCTCCTTAAGCTGCAACCGCAGTAGGTTCATAAACTTTCTTGAACCAGTTGTCATAAATTTCTTTATTATCAGCTGATGTGATAGAACGTTTAACAACTGAATCCAGAGGACGAGGACTTGCCTTAAAGCCAAGTTCACGCTCATTGACGTTTGTACCATTTTTGGTTTTTGAGCCATTGCCTGGGCGACTCGCTGAACAGTAGTAAAGGACGTGACGTGTTTTATTCTTGTCCCCTGAAAATTCAAACATCAAGGCAAATGATGTGAATTCTGCATCAGCTTTTTCAGTCAAAACACCTGTCTGAGCATCTTTGATTTCACCCAAAATCTTAGTCGCAAACATTTCAATAATGTGAGAAATTTTGAATTTCCCATCATACCCTTCGTTTGAGTTCATGAAGTGATAATCGATATCGTCTGCTTTGATTGGTGTTGATTCACCCTTTGGATCCAATGTCAATTCCATTGCTCCAGGAAAGCGGAAAATTTCATCGTAAGCAATCACTCCATCTGCACCAATTGATTTAATTGGCGCAACGTGAACATTTTTTAAACCAAAGGTTACTTTATTTTCTTGAGTCATGTCATTCCTCCTTAGTATAGATAGACCGTATAAGACTTGACATATAGTCTTTCAGTCTCGATAAATGTTTCTTCTTGAACATCGAAAAAGAGCTCGTGGGTTGTCCACAGCTCTTCCAGACGTTCTTCCAAATCTTCATCCTTATTCTCAAAAGCCAGCTCAACCGTCACGCTCTTAATCTGATGATTAACCGTGTTGTCAGCTGCATTGATGACTGGACTTGATTCATAATAGACCAGGTAAGGTAGGTCAGGAGCGTTTCCAATTTTAAACGCTCGATAAGTGACAGGCAAGTTTGCCTGTTCCAAAATAGCAGCAAAGTCTGATAGCTTCATTTCCCAATCTCCTTGATACGCTTTTCAAAGTTCTGAATTGCTTTTTCTTCAGCTGGCTTGATGTGGACGATGCCAGCGACACGACCACCATTTCTTGAAAGGTGCCCGTTCTCAAGTATGTGAGTAAGACTTGCAACTGCGTTGAATACAACGAAAGAGCCATTGGCCAGCTTCTTCTTTTTCCAACTTCTACGATACTTTCCGTATCGTTTCGGACTTGTCTCTTTCAACTCATCCACAGTCTCATCAGCCACTTGCTCTGCAATCTTATCCACTTCTTCAGTAACCTCATCAGAGTAAGCTGCAAGCTCCTTTGCTATCAAATCAGCAAGGTCATTACTCATTCCAATACCTCTGATAAAGTCAACTCTAAAATTTCAGAATCGATAGGATAGGTTTTCAAGATACGATATTGCTTGCCTTCAAATTTCGCAAACTCCTGATTCTCATACTCAAAATTTCGAACCTCAACGACCAAGCTCGGTTTTAGACCTGCCTGATTTGCTTGATAAAATTCAGAGCGAGTAACCTTCTTTTTCCGACATAATAGAGTAACTTCAATTTCTTCAGAGATTGGTTGTAGTAGCTTATCCTTACCCGTAACTTTCTTAGAGATCAGCGTGATTTCATGATTCCACATTCTTGACCTCTTTCTTTGATGTTATCTGTAAATTATGCAGTCGCCACTGAAGGTGACGTGGCATATCCACCCCACCCTCATAGCGATAAGCAGCATAGTCAACGATAAACATTTCATGGTCAGCACGCTCACCGACAAGCTCAATACCGAGATTATCGGTCAATTCAGTGATGACACTTGAAATGATTTTTTTTAACGGCTTGTCTCTCAAGTCGGTTGAAATACCCAACTTAAGCTTCAGCAATTCTAAAAGCTGACCTTCGTCCATGCTTACTCCTCAACTTCCTTAGCAGGCTCTTCAGCAGCTTTCTCAACTGTTTCTTCCTGCTCAACTGCGGTCTCTTCCTTCACTTCTGTTGCTTCAGGAGCTGGTTTCTTAGGCACATCCTCTCCCGAAACCTCAAGGAAGATAGAACCAGCAGTGTTGGCACCAGTCAAAAGGCCGTTTGTAAAACTATCTGTGGGCTCATATCCCTCACGAGGAAAGATGTCGCCAACAGCGTAGTCATGTTTTTCAGGATCAGACAAGTCCTTGAAAGGACGAATTACTTTATAGCTCATACGCTACCTCCTTAAGCTACAACATCAGTGTATGTTCCGAAGAATCCAGCTTCTTCATTTACTTTCTTAATATCCAAACGGATAAAAAGCCCAAGCAATTGTCCGTAAATGTCATTGTTCACCCATTTAACGGATACTTGAGCACGGTCAAACTCTTTGACGAACTCGGTGACATCTCCGATGAAGAATTTCATGTCTCCTTCGTTTCCGAACACTGTGTCATCTACTTTGTAGATTGTTTTCCCGCCAAATGAATAGCCAGTAGGTGAAGCCACATCAGTTTGAAGCATGTAGCGCCCGTCTTTGTCCTTCACCTTGTCAAGCGCAGCAAACATTGACTTAGTTACAACGATACTTGCTTTATAAATTGATTTAAGCTTCTTGTTGTAGATATCTTTAATACCATCAAATCCAGATGCATCTGCTTGGGTAGCTGTTTTGAGGACAGCTGTAACTAATGACAATTCAGTGTTTTCACCTTGATTGAACACTTCGTCTTCAACAATGGACATGATGTCATAGTCTGCGTCGTCAATCATTTCTTGTGACACAGGGATATATCCACGGTAAGTCTTGATTGAATAATCAATCTCGCTGATTGCTGGTTTTCCGAGTTCTGGATTTGATTTCAATTCATCTGTTGAAACCATTACACCATCCGTTTTCTTGATAACTGGATATTTACCAGATCCACTGTTAACTTTCACACGTTCCACAAGATCCAAAAGTGGATTACGTGTTTTGTTAACAAAATGAGGTTTCAAAACTTCAGTCGGGATCAGAGCTGCGCTTCCTGAATCAGTAGTTTTCAAGCCTACGATGTCACGAGTTTGACCAGTACGAATATATTTAGCGATTGCATCACGTTGTTCCAATTTCTGTCCTCCACGTTTTTCTTGACTTGGGTAAGTCGGGGCTTTGCGATTCAATTCTTCAACTTGATTTTGCAAATCTTCGATTTCTTTTTCAAGTTGTTCTTTTTCTGCCAATTTTTCATCCAATTCTTTTTGGATGTCTTCCAAGTTCTTTTCAACTGTTGAAACTTCTTCATCATTTCCAGCTTGTTCCAATTTCTTCGCTTCAAGTTCAGAGCGTTTGTTCAATTCTTCGATTGATTGTTCAAGCTCTACCACTTTGTCTGCTTTGTTGCGCATACGAGCGCCTAAAATCAATGATTTGTGCATAGATTAAATTTCTCCTTAATTTCTTTTTTGCGCTTATCCAGCGCTTCACGATTAGCACGCTGTTGACTTTCAAAGTCTTTCTGTCGTGCAGCAATTTCCGTTTGTGGATAGGCTGGGAAAGTACATGGACTCACTTCAAAGATTTCTAATTCTAAGATAGTGTCCAGGTACGAACCATCTGCTTGCTCTTCCGTATTGATTTTGATTGGGATGAAACCAAAGCTACATCCAATTACATCGCCACGCTGAACACGAGCATAGGCTCCAACAGCTTGCGGATCATCTTTGTTGATGATGATATCCCCGTAAAGTCCGATGTCATCAACTCCCAAAATGACCGTTCCATTACCAGTCCGACCAAGCACCAAACTATCATCATGGTTAAATAATGCCCTGATGTCAGCTCCTTTGATGGCTTTTTCAACACCATCACGCTTAATCACTTCAAAATAACCAGGCCACAATTCAGTAACTTCATCAAACTTGATAAAGTACCCGCTCAAAATCAAATCACCAGTGTCAGCTTCTTCTCGTGTCTTGAATTGAGCGGTACGATAACTATTCCGTTTGTTCATTCTCTTCCTCACCCCCTTTCAGTTTCTTCTGGTCCCCAAGCCTGTCTTGTGGGATAAAGTTTTCAAGAGCAAGGAGCTCATCCATATCAGGATCAGGCGGCATCCCAAGCCAATCCCTCCACTCGTTTCGACGCATTGCCATACTTTTAGTCATCTGTTCAGCAACTGATGACAATTCTGTAATGTCATACGAATAAAGCGAGCGAGCATTAAATTTGAAATACCGATTATTTGAAACGAGTAAGTCTCTCGTTAAAGTTTGAGTGATTGTCGTGGCGATGCTCATGACTGTTGTATTGACAAAGTTGTTGTATTCTTCTTTGTCAAAATTACCAACTCCAAGAATAAAAGCTGGAACTCCCAAAAGCCCAGCAACTGTTTTCTTATCAATTTCAACAGATTCATTGATAGCAATATCTTTTAAACTTAGTGGCTTGACCTGTTCGACATTCAACAAAGCGTCTGGAATAATCCACGGCTCACCTGCCTGACTTGTTGCTAAGTATTTCTTAGCAACCTTGTCTCGTCCATCTTGCGTGGCCAATTCTGCACTCGAAGAATCAACTTTAACAATTAAGCTAGGAACGTTCTTGCCATTCATAAAGCCTTTTTTGGTCTGAGTAGCAAGGTTTAAATTCCTAACAATATCCCTCAGAGCCAACCTGTATCCAGTCCCTACAAATGGATTGTCTGGATCTGGGTTGATTACAAAGTGCACGATTTCGCTTGGGTTGTAGTCAATACCACGATAATTCACGATATAACCAACATCATCACTTTTGAAAGAGACCTCACTCATTGCGAATGGTCTCAAGTTCAAAATGTAATCATTCACAGGATCATACTCAACATGAAGAACTGAATTTCCGTCACCGAATAGCAATAGGTCACGCACAATCTTGAAAATCCAAGTTTTGCGAGTCATATTGTCGCATGGGTTTACATCAATCTTGCGAGCCAGTCCGTCTTTCATTCGAACATCGCCCTTGTCAGTATTCTCCATTAAATGAATGGTCATATTGGATACCATGTCAGCAATCTTATTGACCGCAGTAATCACATCAGGATTGCGAGCCAAAGGCACATAGCTGTCACCGTCAATATAAAGTCCAAAATCTGAATGAGTGATAACATTCGTTCCACCTCGACTCTTACCACGTTTCAAAATTCTATCTAAAAGCCCCATCTTTCCTCACCTCCTTTCTCTAATCAAAGAAGCTCATCACATCGCTATTCTTACCAAGATTAGCAAGAGCCTGAATACAAGCAAAAACGCTGGCATCGAACAAGTCAATTCTTGCAGTACCACCGTCACCGTCTAATTTTTCATATTGCACAGCGTCATCCACCTTTTCAATTGCTCTAACGTTGCTCACACAGTATTCGTAAGCATCAGAATGAAGATAGTAAAACTCTTTATTCTTAACTTTGAACTCAATCCGTCTGAATCCCTCTGATTTCAGATAGAAAAGCTGAGGTTGGTCAATCATCTTGAACCGAGCTTGTTTCATCTTGGTCAGGAACTCACGACCAAACTTCCTATCCATTCCGATAGCAGCAATCTTGAACCCTTTCTCCCTCATCTTGATAAACCATTTAACAATATCATCATAGAGAACGGTTGGGGTGTTGCTCATCGTCAGCCAACCATCAGACTGCCACCCAAAAAGTGGAATACCGTCGTCATTGGCTTTCTTTTGAGCATTGACACGAGGAAAGAAAGCGTGTGTGATACAAATATCAACATCTTTCTCTCCGTCATGGTAAACTCCATAAAGAGCAGCTGCTGTCAAGTCATGCAACCTTGACAAGTCAGCACCACCATACCACTGGATAGGCAAGCGTGCCAGTTCTTCCAAGGTCCAATCATAGCGACTATCTGAAGCGATGAATTCATCAGGATTGAAATAAGCGTTCATTGAGTTGGTGAAGACATTCAAAGTCTTGTTGAAAAACTCATTTCTTGTCTGTGGATCGTTCATAGCCTGTTCGGCTTCTTCTCTCAGAGCCTTGAGCGACACCGTCACTCCCCACGAAGGGTTGGCTTTTTTTAGGACATTCTCGTCCAGGTAGTCGCCCACGTCTCCATCAGTCGTCTGGTCAGCTTTGCAGATAAACATAAACAAGGAATCATCCTTGACTAATTGTTTAAGGACCTTTTGACAGTATTTCAAACGGTTAGCAAGGAATCCAGTAGGAATATCCCCAGCCGTAGAGATAACAAAAAGCATACTGTTTCGGTATGCTGACATTGTTTTCTTCATAAGTCCGTATTTCTTACTGTTTCTCATCGTGTGAGCTTCGTCTAGGATAATTACGTTACCGTTCAATGAGTCCAGACGACTCTCATCATTTGCCAATGCCTGGATAAAGAAAGAACCCTCATTACCAAAATTGGCAGTGATAGAATGCTCTTGGTTATTATCCTTGATACGAATGTTCTTGTCATTCCATCGTTCCACATTGAACTTCAAGAATCCAAAGGCTTCCATAGCTTGCTTGACCGAGTTTGCCACGATGTAACATTTTGAACCGCTATCCGTGTCTAATATCTGATAAGCAAGTGCGATTGCAGCAGTAAATGAGGTCTTCCCATTCTTACGAGCGAGCATGATAAGCGCTTCTTTGAACCTGCGCTCATTTGTACCCGTATAGTAGAACCCAAAAAGATTCACAACTACGAAATGTTGCCACGGTTGCAAGAGTAATGGCTTGTTACGGATGGATACCGCAAACATATCATCACCCTGCTGATGGACTATAGTGTTCTCTATAAAGTGAATAACGAAATCAACGATTTCCTCATCCATTTCAAACTCGGGATTATCAAGATCACGAATGAACCTTTCAGCAGCAAGAATATTCTCCTCGCAATGTTCCTCTCTGTGAGAAATGACGTGCCGAGCATACTCTTTCGCTTTATCAAGATTACCCATTTGCAGTCACTCGCTTCTTCTTGATTTCGTTTTTGAACTTCAGGACCTCAGTAAGAACTGAATCACCTTCTTGTTCTACTACCTCACCGAGCGACTTAGGATTCATCATCAACTGATTAGAGTAGCTGAGGATATCTTTCCTCAAAATTTCCATCGCTGTCAAGATTGGAACTTTGCGCTCATTCTCAGCACCAGCCTTATTGACGTAGGTGTCTGTTACTGGATAACCCATATCAGCATAATCTTGAGCAAGTTTCTGATACTGGTATAGCATGCCAGCAAAAATGTCAATGATCATTTCGAACTCTTTACGATAAGTGCCCAAGTCTTTCATCTGCTTGACTACTTTTGACTTAATCGACTTTGCTGTAATTGGTTTAGCCAAAAACTACCTCCTTTCGTCAAAATCGCTTAGTTTTTACCCCCTTTTTGTTTGAAGGCCTCCGACTTGGAAAAAGTTCCCTTCACCGGTACCCTACTGGCCAAAATGAATTTTTAAAGAGGTGGGGGGTATCCATAAAATTCTTCAAATTCCTTTTTCCTCTTTCTTTGCCAAAATAATCCTTGATTGATAATCTTATCATTCTTTCTATCGTGAAACGTATTGTGTTTCTTGTTTGTTAGTGGCAAACAATTCCACTCGACGAATTCAAGTTCAGGATATTCAGATACAGGAAAGATATGATGTACCATTTCAGCTGCTATTGAAATTCCATACCTCAAACTTTCTTGACAAAGATAGTCGAACTTCCGCATAATCTTATCACGAAACTTCTCCCACTTTTTAGACTTCAAGGATGGTCTGATAGGTTTGTTGTACATGGCAAACCTCCTTTCCAATACTAAAAGGGACAGGTCAGTGACCTATCCCCTCTCATACAAGAAAACCATGCTACCATAATAAACCTTTTTTTGTGAGACTTCAAGATGTCTTTTGTCTCATTTTGTTTTGTTTATAAAATCATAGGCCAATACAAAAACAAATACGAGTGGTAAGAAAAGAAATATCAATCCGTTCTCAACTAACTTTAATACATCATTTTTCCCCCAATCAAAAATAACAACTAAAAAAATTAAGGTTAAAAAATAGACAACTAGATATCCTAAAAATAATCCCAATGTTTCATCCTCCAACTATAGCAATTTTATCCCTCACTTTCACATATCTTATATTTTGTTAAACTCACTCTAAATCTCAAACCCTTACTAATCATAGGTTTTAAAGAGTTTCATTTTTTCACTTTATGCTTAACTCATTATGTGAAAGTAATATCTAAAAAAATTAAATGACAAAGTTTCGTAGTGCATCATCAAGCTCTGCTTGCTCAATTCCTATGTATCTAAGCGTTATTGCAGGTGATGAGTGATTGAACATTTTTTGTAATGTCCCTACGTCCTTTGTCTTGTTGTAATATTTATAGCCGAACGTTTTCCGCATTGTATGTGTGCCAACATTATCAATGCCAAGTTCTTCAGCTGCTTCATGTATGATTTGATAAGCTCTCTCACGAGTGATCGCTTTATTCTGACCTTGCCTACTCTTGAATAAGAAATGATGAAATGGTTTGCCTTCAACGTATCTCCTCATTTCTTTCTTGAGTTCTTTTGTCATCCGTCTCGTTATCTGCTTGCCAGTCTTCCGTTCTCTCAGCTTGATGTGCCAACCTTGTACATCTTTAACTTTCAATGTAAGTATATCTCCGACTCGCAAACCAGTATTCAGGCCTGTAATGAATAGCATATAATACATCTCATTCCACTCTTTGAGATAATCTTTCATTGCCTGAATATCATCATTATCTTTTATCGGCGATACAAATTCCATATTCTACCTCCTTTCCACAAAACAAAAAGCCAGCATTTGCTGACTCTTGACGATACTTCTGTTGGACAACTTTTCTGACTAGAATTAAGGATGATTCCTAAAGTGTGATGTGTGTTTTTGTTTCAGAAGTTCATGCTATCATAATAGACCTTTTTTCGTGAGACTTCAAGATATCTTTTGTCTCAATCTTATTTACAACTCACCTTTCAGTATAGCGTACTGTTCTAAGATAATCCTCCTCCTTCTATAAATTGTGGCTTTGCTCATGAATTTCTGCTCTGCTATTTCTTCCCATCTCAATTGAGGATATCTCCAGCGCAGATTAAAGATTTCCTTATCTTCATCAACTAGATTGATCAAGAGTTTGTTAATAATAGCTTTGAACCCTTCGAGAAATTTTAAGGTTGGATCATCTGCGATTCTGATTGCGATGGTTTCGGTAGGTTTGCTTATCCCTACGCTATGCCCACTTTGAGCATCTGGATTTCGAGTTTCTAGTTCTAGCCTTCTCAAATCTATTGTACGTTGAATGTTTTGAAATTTGAAAAGTTCTCTGTCTAATGTTTTGAGGTCTTCGTCGCTCAATTTCTTCAATTCCTACCCCCTCGATATCTTCGTGATTGCTTCCACTTGATAAGCTTACCGTTGTTATTGTTGTTGAAATAAGCTGGCAATCTTGCTGTTGGACTTTCTTTATAGATCACTTTTTCAAATACCTGGATTGCAGGCGTCGTTTCATCATCTATCCACCCAACAAGCCAAGCAGGATTTACATCATAGGTTTTAGCAATCATTTCAATTTGCTTAATGGACGGATATCCACCACGTTCATACAAATGAATTGTATTTTGGGAGACACCTGTATCTCTGGCCATATCTTTGACAGATAGACCTAGGTCTTCTCTAAGTTCTTTCAATCTTAGTTGCATCTTGCTCTCCACTTTCTAGTGTTAGATTTTATGAACGCAGCCTGCTCTTGCATCTGCTTCCATTCGTAATCCATGATAATTTCAAGTTGATTGTTACAAAGACCTTTTAAGAAATCATTTTGAACTTCTAACTTCTCAATATCCTTATAGGCCCTTTCGTACAGTTCATCTTCCAGAAATCTAATGCGATCTGCCATTGCTTCCTGAATGATGATGTAAGTTGGTTTCTTGTACTTTGTCATTACAATCTTACCTCATCTCCTATTTTTAGAGATTCATAGCTTGTTTGAGTAACTACGAATATTCCGTAATTTTGCACTGTGATAGTGTACATGTCGCCAATCTTCTCCTTGTTGGCGACTCTGCCTTTAATTTCTGCACCTGCGTTATCAGCTTTATAAACGATAATCGGGCGCTTTTCTTCTAGTTCTGCAATCCTGCTCATCTGCCAAATATTCAATTCAGCGGACAATAACATCCATATTGCGATAAATCTTTTCAATTTTTATTCTCCTCCGCAGCATACTGCAACCACACTAGGCACTCGTATAGATCCCTTGCGTGTTTCTTGATATTGCTTAACTCATAACCGTTTAGGTCATCGGATGTTTTTAAAATATCGATTTTTATATTTTCGATAGCTAGAATAAAATCCTTTGTACCTTTCAATCTGTGACCTCCTTAAAGCGCCCATCTATTTCTTGGCTTACTTCTTTTGAAGATAGGATTCTTCTTTTCTTTTTTTCCTCTGCTTGTGATATTCACTGTCTTTGTTAAAAATAATATCTTCATCTTCAATCAGTTCAGGAATGAAGTATCCAGATTGGTATTGTTCAGGTCGTTCCATCACTCTACCTCCTCAATCTCAATCCCTGGACAATCAAACACCCAACCGAAGTTGGCTTCTTCTAGTTCTTTGCGGGTGAATTTAGACTTTAATCTACTTTGTAAGAATCCTAAGAAATTCTCATCTTCAACTCTTACAAGATACTGTTCTGCAGCTGTAATCTTCACAAAGTACCGCTTCTCTTTCTCGATCTCGTAACCGTCCAGCCAAGCACGGGCAAGTGTTTCTTGATTACATTCGTGATAAAACCATCTTTGAAGTTCCTCGCTATCTTCATCATCTATAGACTTCATTAAATCTTGCAAGTCCCACTTATATTCTTTGGCTTCTTGAATATATTTATGAACACACTGCGGTACTTTGACTGGTTGCGTTTCGTCTAGTTGTTCGATTGATTCCAATATCCAATTTCTATTAATTGTGATTGTATCTGCGATAGGCCCCTCTGTATAAGGCAAATCCTCGATACGTTTAATCAATTCCTTAAGTTTCATCTTGCACCTCCTCAATCTCAATCCAAGGGCAAAAGAAAATCCAGCCGAAGTTTAGTTTTTCAAGTTGTTGTTGAGTAAAGTTTGTAGCTAGGCCACCCATAGAGAAGAATAGTTTCTTATCCACAGCATTATAATATAGCGGTTGTTTTGTTTCCTTCATCACTACTGTATAACGCTTTTCATTCTCTACTGTGTAGCCAAACATCCAAGCAAGAGCGAAAATTTCTTGATTATCTGGATCATCCACCCAGCTATTAACTTTCTCTGGCGTGTATAAGAGAGCTCTAAGCAAGTTTTTCCCTTTCGCTTTGCACTCCTCAATCCAATCAGCCACAAACTGCGGAATCACTGGTTTATTCAATTCTTTCCGAACCTTATCAGCATCTTTCAATTGATTGCCAACCCATTCTCCCTCAAACTTACCCTGCTCGTAGCCTTCACGATATTTCATTGAACCGTAGTCGTCACCTAATTCTTTAAGAATGCCGTTAAGCCATCTGGTTTGAGTTGTTGGATCGAACCCTCTGATTCGACCAACAACATCCTTTAATTTGAACGGCAACGGTTCTGGTTTGTCCAAAGACCGTAAGTCTTTCAAAACTAAATCAACCGAGGTCATTTTTTTCTTGCTAGCTTTAAATTTTTCATATCGTTCAATTAGTCCCTGTATGTTCATTCTCAAATTCCTCATTTCCTTCAAAATCATCAACAAAAAAATAATTGACATTCTTAGGGTTGACGGACAAATTTCTAATCCTCATCAAATTTCCATTGTTGAACTGGCTAGTAATTTTTTTCAGTTCTTTTTCTGTGAAATTTCTTACTAGAAAATTAAGTTCTTCACCATCGGAGAAGCAAATTTTTATTTTTTGATAATTTCTAACTCGCTCACTTTCAGGTTCATAACCAAGCAAGTATCCTACGCTTACACTAAAATATTTGGCAAGTTTCTGAGCTTTATCTGATTTGATTTGGCTTTCTTCGTTTTCCCAATTTTGTATAGTTCGGTATGAGACAGCTATTACTTCAGATAATTCCTGCTGAGTCAACCCCTTTTCTTTTCTTAATTGTTTTAGTCTGTTCATCCTTCACACCTTCCTAAAATGGCAATCCATCATCTGGAATATCCATCGGATCACTAGCTCTGAAAGTTGGTGGAATCTGATTTTCCATGCTGGACTGATTCGCAGAATTATCTTTCTTTTCAAGTGTTTGAAAACTTTCAGCTACCACTTCTGTCACATAGACACGTTGTCCTTGCTGATTATCATAGCTACGAGTCTGGATGCGGCCTGTGATTCCTACCAGGTTCCCTTTTTTGCACCAGTTTGCGAAATTTTCAGCTTGCTGACGCCACATGATACAACTGATAAAATCAGCTTCACGATCACCTGCCTGATTCTTAAAATTGCGATTCACTGCCAAACTGAATGTCGCAACAGCCACATTTGATGGTGTGTATCGCAACTCAGGGTCACGAGTCAAGCGACCTACTAACACAACATTATTGATCATCTTTCTTTTCCTTTCCTGTCACACATTCAACAACTGAGTAACCGATAAAAAAGCACAGAAAAGTTATTCCAAATTCTTTAATAAATTCAATCATTTTCTTCCCCTCCTTCATTTTCTGAAACGGCATTTTGTGTAAAATTGTTGCCAATTTCATAGTATTTGTATTCCTCTGCTGTCACTTCAAATGTTTCTTCAACTTGCTTATTACCTGCATATCCTGAAACAACTAGAATATATTTTCTTTTGGTTCGGGTTGGCACAAGTACCGAACTTTTTCCCGTACTAACATGTACGAAAGTTGTGTGAGGTTCATCAATGTACTTATCTACTACTGTCCCACTCGAAATCTGGTGACATGCCACGAGGAAGGATGCGAATAAAACAACACATAGGATTTTAAAATATCTCATTCCTTCTCCTTCAAAATTTCTGGGTTCTCGTAGATATTGCCGATGATTTCTCTATTGCCAGCCACGTTACACAACCGCTCAAAATTGTTGTAACTAATCAAACTATTCGTCCACATCCCTAAATCAGATCTGTATTCGACTACACCATTCAACAATCCATCTTTTGTGCCAAGAACATCCCCCTCAAAGATTTCTTGACCGTTCTTATCTTTGAATCCTGTTGATTGCATGAGGGTGACATCTTCTCCATTTCGCTTATCTTCAAATTTCAACGGAACTGATGTAGAGCCATCGCTAAACTTCCCTATGATTTCCTTTCTGACAAATGAAATCATCAGTATTTCATTAATCATTTCTTCTGCTAACACATACCATGCTCTATATTTCAGCATCATCCCAAATCCTCCTCCTTCACAAACACCCCGTCAATCATCTTTCCTTTGCGGTCCTTGATGACTTCATAAGCTTCTTCTAAACAATTCTCAGCTGTAGTTCCATTGCAAAATGAAACCGTACTAATCACACTGTCAAGAAACATTAAGTCTGCTTTGATTAAAGGAATTTTTGTTTCATTGTGACAGACATGAGCGTATAGCTTCTGAGCGATATTTCCCAAACTGGAAACCATCAGCAGCAATTCAAGTTCCTGTTGATTGGCTGAAATCTGAGCACCGTTCTTAATCTGTTGATCAAGCCCAATCAAAACTACCTGGATGTCTCCAAGCGCATCGTAAATCAGTTCAGATTTATCCTTTGCAATACCCTCAAACAATTCTCCTGACTCTTCCATCAACTTCAAGAACTGCTTGACTGGGTTTGCTTCATGTAAATTTCGGTCAACAAACCACTGTTGAACCTTTTCTTCCAAATTCATTTTTGTATTCATCTTAGTTTTCCTCCGTTCCTTCCACAACTGTAAATGTTTCCATTACTTTAATAATTTTTTCTAACTTAGATTTAGGTAGCGTAATGTAATTATTTTTCTTTATCTGTTCACAGAAGATACAAATTCGATCGCCGAAAAATCTGCAATTTTCAGTTAAGCGATGTCTTTCATCTGACTCTATTTGTTCCTTGTTGGCTAAGCTAACAAGGATTACTTCATCAGATTCTTTCCAATCTGGAAGTACTACAGCTTTGTAAAAGTTTTCAAATGCTAAATCAGTTAAAATATCTCTAGCCATTATTTTCCTCCGTTTTCTTCATAATCAAGTAGTAGCAATCAACAGCTCCGTAATCAATCCTGATATTTTCTCCACTCATGCTTTTCCGAAATCGTGGATTGTTAATAGCAGAATAGCTGGCTTGATGTTGCTTTAATTCATTGATTGCGCTATGTATGTGGCCAAAACTCCCAATGAGTATCTTGCGGTGCCCGTTATAAATGAAGTAGAGTTCAATCATATTTACTAAACTCCTCGTAAATTTTTTTGAATATTTCTGACACCAATTTTTCAGGTATATTAGATCTCTCGTTGTATGATTTTGAGAAGTTCTTCCACTCTATGTCCTGCTTGATAATTTTATTCTTTAGATTAAGTTCAACATTGCTTCCAAAAATCGTCCGCTTTTGTAAAGGATAATCATAATTATTGTATCTAGCTAGGTTTTTGTATGGAATTCTGAATCCAATAATATCCTCAATGTAGGGCCACAGTCTGTCAGCTGCTGGATTCTCAATAACCCAAAATTGTGGTCTATATCTTTTTATGATTTCTATTGTGTTGAAAGCTGTTAGCTCGCCATTGACCCTTTTTAAAAATTGCCTGTCGTACTGATAATTTATATAGGCTGACTCGTAATCCTGATTTGCCCTGATCGTGAATGGTGAAGGTCTTACTTGTGGAGCGAACAAGCTATCAGAAACATCATTTCGTTTCCAACACGCATTTCCATTTTCCATTGCAGAAGCATTTGACCATGATTCGCATGGTGGACTAGCTATTACAAGGTCAGGTTTTGGTAATTTGTCTAACACGTCAAAGAGCGTGTTATCTCCAAATAAACGTTTGTAATCAGCAAGGTCCAGATTTATAAAATGATTGTTCTTGTTTTCTATATCCATTCCGATTGAATAGATTTCAATATTCGCCCCCCCCGAACTATTCAGAGAGTTAGCACCCTTAAAGTAAGAACCATTTCCACTATCAAAGAGTGCCCAGACTGTCATTGTCTTTATGATTAATACCTCCAATCATCCCTTCACCTGAATCACATAAAAATTCCCAAACGATCTTAGTGCCTTGGCCACCTGCATTGCGACTGCACGAGAAACGAACCGAATCGCTCCTCTCTCTTCTGAAAATGAGATATCTATTCCAGTCACGCCGATTTTAGCAGACATCAAGTACGGTTTTTCTTCTTTTGTTCCATGTTTCAAAATAAACATCAGTCTCTTCCTTTCTCAAGTCTTTCTAGCATTTCCTGTTTCCGTTTTTCAAGTTCTTCCTTGGTCTCCTCACTCGTAGTATTCACATAGTTAGGTTGTGACCATTCAGGAACATTTGATTTCTGATTACCTGGACGTTTACTGTTTTTGCTTTCTTTGTACGCTCGCTCACGTTCATCAACTGCTGCAATAGTCAAAGCTCCATCGTTCTTCCAATTCGTCAAAATCGCTCTGATATAACTAAAGTTCCTTTTACCATTGTCAGCAGCAAGACCAATTGCTTTCAGGACAACTTTCGCTTCCATACCATCCAATGTGATGAACTCTTTTAAGATTTCAAATTGAGTTCCATCCAACGGAGCAATACGAGATTGATATTCTTCCACGATGACTTCGATTGAATTTTTATCTACATCTTTCTCTATCTCTGTATCTATATCTTTCTCTATATCTATATCTCCGTTACGCTTTGTTACATCGTTGTTACATTGTAACGCTAATTGATTCTCTCGAAACTTACGAACCCTTCTGGCACTTGCTGTTTCACTACCAACCATCTCAGGAACTTGCTCTAAAAAATAATCACGGTCAGAGTTTCTAGTCAGCAATCCTTTGCTTTCTAAAAAAATCAATGTAATTTTGATATCTTCAACGTTTTCATCAATGACAAGAGCAATTTCTTCAGCTAGATTGTCAGCAAGTCCATCATAGTAGATGTGCCCGCCATCCTCTAAACTAATCAACATCATTTTGAGATAGATGATAGTGTGGGTATCGCCACCTGCAATCTTACGAAGCAATTTCATTTCTTTTGATTTGAAAAAATCCTGAGCTAGTTGAATCCAGTAGTATCGCTTGTTTTTAACTACCATTGATACCCTCCGTTTCTCTACTAATCCACAAATGTTTCTTTTCGTGTCACGGGATCAATGTCCACACGTCGGCCAGTTTTAAAGTCGATAAACCCTTTTTCAACTTGTGGCGCTTGAAATTGAATCTTCTTTTTCTGTCTCATGGCCATTTTAAGCTTGATATTCATCATCAGCGATTCAATCAATACTACTGATACTAGTGTGCCTACTGCGATAATTTGTAAATTGTTCATGTTTTTTATCCTCTTTTTGTGCTATAATATAGTCAAATAATTTTGCTAAGACCTTGTCCAGAAGCCTTTTAGTAAAGTTATTATATTTGATTCGAGAGCCATTCTTTGATGGCTCTTTTTGACCATTTCTTACCAGGTAATTCCTTTGGAAATCCCTTTAAGTAACGATAATTATCTGAAAAGGTGGCATACTTAATTCCTAGAAATTCGCAGGTAGTGTTCACATCCATCAGCTCTGGATAGTGATCACTATCTTTTTCTATTTCGACTAGCCTTGTGATTGTGTCCTTGATAATGGACTTAATCCATTCAGACAGTGAAAGTAGAACATTGTCCATCTTCTTCCCCTTTCTAGATGTCATCAAATGAGTTTAATTTCATGATTTTCATCTTAGTGTTTGTGCTTGGCTCCCACGTCATCCAGTAGGCCAAGGCTGCATCTGCAAACTTTTTCGGTAGCAAATCATAGCGACTAATGTTGAAGTGGTCTTTGAAATCAATCTCAGCTTGTCTAAAGACTGACTGAGCGAAAGTCTTATCCGCATAAGCTGGACTATCAATACCACCTAAGCAAGCCACGACACGAGCTTTGCGCTTCTTCAGTAATGATTGAGCATAGCTAGGATGAATCGGTTGCTCACTCTTGAGGTAGTCAATATCTTCTAGCATGGTCGCTTGTTGCTCACGCAATTTCTTTTGGCCAGTGAATAGAGCAATAAAGGCATCCTCGTCCAAATCCTCACGTATGAATCCACCCTGCTTTCGAATGGATGGCAAGACCTCTGATGTAACCCAGCGCTTGAACTCTCTAGCTTGTGGAAGCTTACTTGAAAGAATGAGAGAGTAGAGACCAGATTCGTTAATGACGATAGGGTTTTGATTTCTACCCATGGCGTCACGAATCGTTACCCCATCCGTCTTATCGTCATCATCTACATGGTCAAAAATTGCTTTTCTTGAATTCGCATATCCTAAGATATCTGCAACATCCTTCCCAACGAACCAAGGTTCGTCATCGATTGTCAAAGTACGGACTTCCTGCCCGTGAAAATTAAAAATTTCGTTCATAATATTCCTCTTCTTACTTTTCCTAGTGTTAAAATAGTTTCCCAAACATCTAGTCCCTCAAGACTATCGATCATCATCTGACTAAGTTGGTGATTTTTCTTCTGCCAATTCAGTATTATTTTCGCTTGCATGTATGGACCTCTCAGTGATTTCTCCAAGGGTTTTCAATACCCAAAATATCTACGACTTTTTCTTTCACATAATCACTTCCTTTTCCATACTTCAGAAGCTCTGAAATAACTGATGGTGCAACAAATACTTGTTTTGCTAACTCAGCTTGAGTCATATCAAGCTCAATCAAACGACTTTTGATTTTAGCCTTGATTATCTTTAGTTCTTTACTCATTTTCTTCCTTTCTATATTTCTCTGCTTCTTTTGAAATTTTCAAAAGCATTGAAAGTCCCCCAACTACTCCATCTAGATACCCTCGCCCATAATCTGTCGCTAAGAGTTCCAATAATTCTTTCAGGTCTTCTTCGTTCATACCTGACCTCCTTTTTAAAAAATTATCTAAAAAGTTAGCGAATTTCTTGACATTGATAAATAAATTTATTAAAATCAAAACATAGAGAAAAGACCTACTAAAAAGTAAGGTTCTACCTAGAAAACGGACGCCAATCAGTTTCATCAGGCTTTATTTTTTAGTTGTCTTGTTCGCTAACTCTTTAGCTTACAAAAACTATTGTAGTAAATTTATTAAACTTTGTCAACGGTTTTGTAGTAAATTTATTAAATATTTTTTGTCATGCCTTAGAAAGGTTGATGTATCAATGTTTTTCACATTTGAAAAAATAAAAGAATTGGCTGACAAACAAGGTATTTCATTAAATAAACTTGAAGAAAAACTAGGTTTTAGCAGAAATACAATTTATAACATGAAGAAATCCACACCAAATGTTGAACGAGTTTCAATGATTGCTGACTACTTCAACGTGTCCACAGATTATTTACTTGGTCGCACGGATAACCCAGCAATCGCTGGTAGTCATGACTACAAATGGGAAGGTAAGACTCTAAACGTTGAAGAAATGGCATCGAATGTCATGATGTTTGGTGGCCGAGAATTAACAGATGAAAAGAAGAAAATCATCCAGTCTATCATTGAAGGTTATCTAAAAGAAGCTGGTGATTAGAGGTACTGCTTAGTGACCGAAAAAGAAATTATAAGTCATTTTCAGATTCGTATTATCGATTTTGATGGAAATTTGATGCCTGACGAACTTGGATTTTACGAAAAAGAAACCAATACAGCTTTCCTGTCGAGTAGACTTAGTAAAAAAGAGAGGGTTAAGGTCCTACTTCATGAACTAGGACACAAGGACCACACACGCTCAGAATACCAGAACGCTCGCCTACGATGCGAAAATGAAGCTGATAGGAATATGATCCATCATCTCGTAAAAGATGCGATAGAAAGCTTAGACGACCCTACAGAGTTTGATTACCTCAAATTCATGTCCTACTACAATCTAAAAACCGTGACAAATGAAATCATGGTAAAAGAGGAATATTATAATTTAGCAAATATAATTTAAGGAGATGTTATGAACAAAGAAAAAGATTATAAACCTTTTTATAAAAAAGTTTGGTTTTGGATATTGGTAGCTATCTTAGCTATCGGCGGTTCAAATGCTCTTACAAAGCAAACATCAAGCAAAGCAGACGAAGAAAAAGCAAGTGCGCTTAAAACAGCTCAAGAACTTGTCGAAAGTAAGGCGTCATTTTCTGAAAAAACACTTCTTTGGTATTTAACAGAAAGTGCGAGTCACAAATATTCAAAGAAAGCTGCTCAGTATGCTGTTGAGAATGTTGGTGATGTTTGGGTTAATGAAGCGCTCGATATTGCAAAAGAAGAAAGAAGCGAAGGCAAGACTGACCAAGAAATACTTAAAAGTTTGACAGATAAAGATGCTCAGTTTACTGAAGAACAGGCCCTAAAAGCTATTGAAAAATTAAATGAATAAAAAAAGCCCCACAATCGCCCTCGCCAAAGTTTGATTGTGAAGCTTATCCTGTATAAAAATCAGCCATTAAAAAGGCCTCTTTTCTATACCCTATTTTACACCATGAAAGGGGTGATGTCAATATTCTCAATGTTTAGACCTTGTCCAGAAGCTGATAAACAAGGAGAATACAATGAAATATAATAAAACAAAATACCCAAATATCTATTACTACGATACCGCAAAAGGTAAGCGATATTATATCAGACGCTCTTTCTATTTTCATGGTAAAAAGAAAGAAATAACAAAGAGCGGTCTCACAACTCTCCCCCAAGCTCGTGCAGCCTTGACAGAGATTGAGCAACAAATCCAAGACCTGGAATTAGGTATCAATACGAATCTAACACTCGATCAGTATTGGGATATTTATTCTGAAAAGAGATTGTCAACAGGGCGCTGGAATGACACTTCCTACTACCTCAATGACAATCTCTATAAGAACCATATCAAACCAAAGTTTGGTTCTGTCCTGCTTAAAAATTTGGATAGAAATGAGTATGAACTCTTTATCTCTGAAAAGTTGCAGAACCATACCAGATACACTGTTCAAACTCTCAATTCCAGCTTTATGGCATTGCTGAATGATGCCGTGAAAAATGGGAATCTGCTCTCAAATCGCTTGAAAGGTGTTTTCATCGGCCAGAGTGATATTCCTGCGGCTAACAAGAAAGTGACTCTCGAAGAATTCAAGACTTGGATAGCAAAGGCGGAAGAGATTATGCCAAAACAATTCTATGCTCTGACCTATCTTACTATTTTTGGACTGAGAAGAGGAGAAGTCTTTGGATTGCGCCCTATGGACATCACTCAAAATGACAGTGGACGGGCTCTACTGCATCTTAGAGATAGTCGAAGCAACCAGACCTTAAAAGGGAAAGGAGGGCTTAAAACGAAGGATTCAGAGCGATACGTCTGCCTTGATGATATTGGCACAGACCTTATCTATTATCTGATAGCTGAAGCTTCTAAGATTAAGCGAAAGTTAGGAATTATCAAGGAACAACAAAAAGATTATATCACCCTGAACGAAAAAGGTGGTCTCATCAATCCAAACCAGTTAAATAGAAACTTCAATCTAGTGAATGAAGCAACAGGATTGCATGTAACACCTCACATGATGCGCCACTTCTTCACAACTCAAAGCATTATTGCAGGGGTTCCGCTTGAACAATTAAGCCAGGCGCTGGGCCATACAAAGGTTTATATGACGGATCGTTATAACCAAGTTGAGGACGAACTTGCTGAAGCGACAACAGACCTATTTCTTAGTCATATTCGCTAAAAAATCCCCGCCAGAATCTCAAAAAGTCCCCGCCAATTCCCCGACCAAAATCCGAAAAATACCGAAAAATATCGAAAAATGATTTTTAGAATAGTCCCCAAAAGCCTGAAATAGAGCCAAAAAACTCCACCAGTTTCGGTGGAGTTAAGGGAGATTATTATGAAAAAGAAAAGTTTAGGATTT